TCCGGTGCGCTCGACGAGGAGGATCTCGACAAGCTGGCCGAGCGCGACCCCAACGCCATCATCGAGCTCAACGCGCTGCAGCCGAACCAGGACATCAAGCAGCTCTTGCAGTCCTACGCCGGCAGCGGCATCGATCCGAACCTGTACGAGGTCAACCCGGTCTACGAGGACATCCTGCGCACCACCGGCATCCAGGAAGCCAACCTGGGCGGCACCTCCAACACCACAGCGACGCAGGCGCAGATCGCCGAGGGGTCGCGGCAGACCTCGATGGGCTCCAACATCGACGATCTCAACGATCTGTTGACGCAGCTCGCCCGCAACGGCGGCCAGATCCTGATGCGGGAAATGCCGCAGGATCGCGTCAAGAAGATTGTCGGCCAGGGTGCGGTGTGGCCGGCCAATGCCGACGCCCAGGACATCGCCAACGAGATCCTGCTGGAGATCGAGGCGGGCTCGATGGGCCGGCCGAACCAGCAGCAGGACATCGCCAACGCGCAGCGGCTGTATCCGCTGCTGATCCAGCTGCCCGGCATCGATCCGGAGTTCCTGGCCAAGGACGTGCTGCGCCGTCTCGACGATCGGCTCGATCTCACGCAAGCGTTCAAGAGCGCGCTGCCGTCGATCGTCGCAATGAACGGCATGGCGCAGGGTGGTGGACCTGGTGGTCCTCCAGGTCCAACGATGCCTGGCGCCGGCGCCGGGCCTGGTGCTGCACAAGGACCGCAAGGGGCGATGCATGCCGGCGGGCCGCCGATGCAGCCGCCTGGTGGGCCGCCGGATGCGTCGGGGCAGCTCAGTGGTGCGCCGCCGCCGCGACCACATCCGACACCGGGCGGCCCGCCGATGCCGGGCTAAGATTTCCTCAACTGTGCGGGCGCAGTTTTTCGGCGTAAGGGTCACAGCCGAAGGATTGTGGTGGATGCTCGGAGAGTTAGCCTATGGCTGACGAGCCGCAGCTTGCGTCCGAGCCAACATCACCGTCACCCGGCGAAACAGCACCCTCGCCAAGTGCAGCGGCGGATCACGCGCAATCGCCCAGCGCAGAACAATCCCCCGGCGAAACCAAAGAAAGTCTCCTAGAGGCCGTACAGCGCGCAGTCCCCGAGCTGCGCCAGGCCAAAGAGGAGGCGGACGATGGTCCAGGAGCCTCGCCAACTCAAGTCGCAAAGGACAAGGCCGCAGGAGACGATGACCCGGAGCTACCGGAAGAGGTCACCGCCGAAGAGCTGGCCAAATATTCGCAAACGGCAAAGCGTCGCATCAAGAAGCTAACCAACCAGCGTTCGAAATTGACTGGCGAGGTGCAGCGACTGAAGGCGATCGAGCCGAGTGCTCAAGCAGCTGACCAGGTCACCAAATATCTGCGCGACAACGACATCAGTCGCGACGACTTTTTGATGACGCTGGAACTGGCAAGTGCGATGCGCCGGGGTGATTTCCGCACGTTCTATGAGGGCGTCAAGCCTTACATGAAACTGGCGGAAGAATATCTCGGCGTCTCGCTGCCTGGGGATCTCCAGCAGGCGGTCCAGCAGGGTCACATGACGACGCAGGCGGCGGCGATCCACTCGAAAGAGCGGATGGACCGGGCGATGGCTCAAACCAACGCCGCGCGGCAACAGGCTGCGTTCCAGCAATATGCGCAGACGTCGGCGACCCAGCAGCAGCAACAGCAACGCGAAAATTTGGCCCGCCAGGTGACTGACACCGTCAACTCTTGGGAAAACGAAATCAGGCGGACGGATCCGGACTATGCGGCGAAGCAACCCGCTGTGCAGGACACGATGTGGGCTGTGGTGCGCGAACAAGGCCCACCGCAGTCACCTGATCACGCCATCGCGATCGCCAAAGAAGCGTATCGGCGTGTGAACGAGCGTTTCCGCTCCTGGGCGCCTCAGAGACGCCCGACATCGAGAACCCCGAGCAGCACTGGACGCACCGCAGGCGTGACGCCGGAGCCGAAATCCTTGCTCGATGCAGTCAAGCAAGCACGGGAGAGCGCACGCCTCTGATCCATAGAGGCGACCAATGCCTACCTACACCGCACCGCTGCTCAACCATATTACGACCGCCGCATTGGACTGGTGGTTAAATAAGGGGACAGCATTCCAAGAGGCGATCCAAGAAAAACCGCTACTCGCCGCAATGGAGTCGAAGAAAAAGACGTTCCCCGGCGGCAAGGGGAACATCATCATCAGCGTGAAGGGCGACTTTGGTAACACTGCCGCCCCTGGCACTGCCGACCAGCTGGTCGGTTACGAGCAGTCCGACACCGTCACCTACTACACGCCGGCAAACCTCACCCAGGCGATCTTCCCCTGGAAGGAAATGCATCTCGGCATCATGCTGACGCACACCGAGCTCAAGAGCGACGGCATCACGGTTGTCGACAGCGACCCTGACGAGAACCGCACCACAGAGCATTCCGGCCGCGACGACACCGTCCTGGTCGGCATCCTCGACGACGCACTGCAGGATCTTAGCGAGCAATATGCCCGCGGCATGAACAACCTGCTGTGGACCAACGGCACCGCTGACCCGAAGGCGCTCGCCGGCATGGCAGCGTTGATCACCGACAACCCGTCGACCGGCACGGTTGCCGGCCTCGATCGGGCGGCGAAAACCTGGTGGCGCAACCGAGCCTACACCTCTGCCATGGGTACCGCGGTCACCGGCACGCCGGCGCTCGCTGCCTGGGGCGGTGGTCCGATCACGTCCGCCACCACCAATGGCGGCGCGTTGTGCACGCTGCTGCAGAACGAATATCGGCAACTCACCCGCTACGGTGGCAAGCCGAACACGGCGTTCTGCGGATCGTCCTGGCTCTCGGCTCTGGAAACCGAACTGCGCGCCAACGGCAACTACTCGATGACCGGCTTCTCCGGCGGCAAGGACATCTCGGTCGGTCAGATCTCCTACATGGGGACTGACTTTGAGTATGACCCGACGCTCGATGCGCTCGGCAAGGCGAAGCGTTGCTACTGGTACGACAGCCGCGACATCTACCTGGTGGCGATGCAAGACGAATGGCGCCACCAGCACTCTCCCGATCGGACGCCGGACAAATATGTCCTGTACCGATCACTCACCTCGACCGGGCAACTTTGCGCGCGGCGGCTCAACTCAGCCGTCGTGATCGATATTGCCTGATCGGAAACCGGGGCGCGGCTCGCTGTCGAACAACCTCCCGCCGCGCTCCGGACCACAGCAAAGGACAATCGATGGCTAACAAAGTTCACTACTGCACATGCCGGATCAACCTCTCCGGCCAGAATTGCCACATCGTCATCTATGACCAGCACAACCCGGTGAGCTGGCCGGAGGTGCAGATCCTGATGGCGCTGCACGGCGACGAGAACATCATGGACATCGTCCCGATCTCGATCGGCGAGGTCTGGATCGGCCAGGAGAAGGATCGGCTGATCGGGCTATACGGCCGTCGCGTCGTCGAGGCGTGCTTCCCTGGACGGACGCCGCGGATGGAATTGCTGATGACCGGCGACGAGGATCTGCCGGCCTACAGCGAAGGCAAGGTCTCGACCAAGGTCCACGCGCCGAAGAACGGTGATGACGACGAAGAGGACGACGACGAGACCGCGAAAGCAGCGGTGACGGCAGGGCCGGTGTTCAAGCCGGGCCGGCATCGTCCGCCATCGCCTCCGGTCGAAACGCCGAAGGAGGCCTAAATGCCGCTCGGCGTGCAGCTGGTCGATCTGCGTCGTGAGCTGCGCGCCGAAACCGGCACCTCGCTCAACCCGGCGCAGGGTACCCAAGCGCAGGCAACGCTCGACATCGTGCTGGCGCGGCAGCAGCGCGAATTGTGGGACGCCTACAATTGGCAGCACCTGCGGATCTGGAAGGACATGCCGATCGCCGCGGGGCAGTCGCTCTACAGCTACCCGAAAGAGCTCGCCTTCGACCAGATCCTGCACATCTACCTGACGACCAGCCCTGACGCGCAGTGGCAGCAGCTCACCTACGGCATCAAGCCGTGGATGATCAAGGAGAGCGGGGCGGTCGTTGGCACCCCGGCGCGCTGGCACAACGTCATCACCGTCGACACCACAGGTCCGACCCCGATCACCAACCCGGTCGGGCAATTTCAGCTGACACCGACGCCGCAGAGCGACACCATGACGCTGCGCGTCGAGGGCCAGGCGCCGCTCAACCCGCTGATCTCCGACACCGACACCTGCATCATCGATAGCAAGGCGATCGTGCTGTTCGCCGCGGCCGAGGTGATGGCGGTGCAGAAGAGCGAAGGCGCACCGATGAAACTGACCAAGGCGCAAAACTATCTGCGCCGGTTGCTGGCCGACCAGGGCGCCGACAAGCGACAGAACTACAACATGGGTGGATCGCGGCGCTTCGGCCACGATCCCGACAAGGGCGGCCGGCGCGTTCCTTATCTCGACTACATCCCGTGGTGACGGCATGCCGTATTTCACCATCACCGATTTCGCGGCCGGCCTCGATCTCAGGCGCTCGGAGCTAACGGCGCCGGCCGGCACGCTGCGATCGATGATCAATTGCCACATCACGCCCGGCGGCGAGATCGAGAAGCGGATGGCGTTCGTGCCGTTCTGGAGCTGCGACCCCACCACCAAGGGGTTGGTCGCGCTGAACCAGAAGCTGTACACATTTGGCCCCAACGGTCCCTACAAGACCGAGCCGCCAGGCCTCGCCGAGGTGCCGGTCGACCCCTGGACCGTCGGTGTGCTCGGCCAGGCGACGCCGATCATTTTTGAAATCATCGACTACGACCTGTTCGACTCCAAGGTATTCTGCATCCTGTGGACCGACTCAGCCGGTACCGTGATGCGGTTCTATGACGGCATCAGCGTGCCGGCCGCCAATGGCTTCTACTGCCGCACCTACAAGACCAAGATCTACACGGTCTCCGGCTCGGTCTTGTATTTCTGTGCGGTCGGCAACGCCGCCGACTGGACCGGCACTGGATCAGGCTCGATC